CCTACAGGCACTGGCGGTGGCAACATCGGAATCGGAAATGTTCCGGTTGCAGGGGAAGATCAATTCTCTGGTACGCCTAGAGCAGTTGCCGGAGCAGGTTAAAGAAGCAGCAAATAGAAAAGAGGAAATATGAAAAAAAAGAGTTTATTAAAAGACGATAGCTTTCCAGATTTAAATAAAGACGGTGAAGTTACTTATGCTGATGTATTAGAAGGCAGAGGTGCTTTTGCGGTTGGTGGTTCTCTTTTAGCAGATGATATGCCTGTAGAAGAAAACAAAATGGATGAACCTATGATGGAAGAACCTATGGTTAAAGAACCTATGATGGATGAACCCATGATGGATGAGCCTGAAGAGGATATGCTTCCTGATGATGAGATGGAAGATGAATACTTAGATTTTATTTTAGACGAAGCATTAGATAGCGAAGAAGAAGACTATCTAATGTCACAGTTACAAAGCAACGAACAACTTAGCGAAATATTCGACAAAGTTATAGACGTTGCACAAGAATTTGCTGGGTCTGGTCCTGTTGAAGGTCCGGGTTCAGGAGTCTCTGACAGCATACCCGCAAGGTTATCTGATGGAGAATTTGTCTTTACTGCTAAAGCTGTAGAAGAAATCGGAGCCGACAACTTAATGGCGATGATGAAAGATGCAGAAATGAAAGCAGATGATAGACAAGGTTTAGCTGAAGGTGGAGAACCTGAAGAAGATACTGTTGAAATGGAGGTTGAAAAACCTGCAACTAAACAGGATATTAGAGTAGTGAAAACTACTGTAGATAATGGTGGTAAAGGATTATTAGATGAAGATGAAATATCTAAAAGTATTAAATCTAAAATGATGCTTGACAACCGAACTGGAAGACACGTCCAAAGCTAAACAAACTTAACGGTAGGGCTACCTTATGTCATAAGCACCCTATCATTTTATAAACCGAAAGGCTACCTTTACATACAAGCCCTCTAGTCGACATAGAGCTACCTTGTGAACGAAGCCCCCGTAGGAGAAGAATATGACTACAGAAGTACAAGAGGAAAATGCCAATCCTTACAACATGAACAAATCATGGCATACAGAAGATGAAGTAGGTTTTGAAGATGCAAATGGAGTTTTTTTCGAAAAGCCCAGAGCAAAAACAAAAGCTAATATAGAAGAACCTGTAGAACAGGCAGCTCAAGAGGAGACTCCAAAAGACGAACCTTACAAGCGACCAGACTACAAGAAACGCTATGACGACTTGAAAAAACATTATGACTCTAAGTTAAATGAATTTAAGTCTAGAGAACAAGAGTTATTAGAACAGGCTGCTGAAAACAGACCTAATTATGTAGCTCCTAAATCTCAAGAAGACTTAGAAAAGTTTAGAGAAGAGTATCCTGATGTCTACGAAGTTGTAGAAACTGTTTCTCATTTACAGGCTGAAGAGAAATCTAAAGACTTAAAAGAGAAGCTTGAAAGACTACAAGCTCGTGAGCAAGAACTACTTCGTAAAGATGCTGAAAAGCGATTGATGGATAAGCATCCTGATTTTGAAGATATTCGCAACAGCGATGATTTTCATGGTTGGGCTAAAGAGCAGCCAAAGTCTATCCAAGATTGGGTATACAACAATGCTGACGATGCTGATCTAGCTTCAAGAGCTTTAGATTTGTTTAAGAAAGATATTGGTATGGATGTTGCACCGAAGAAGTCACGTTCTAAACAGTCTAATAAATCTGCTGCTGATATGGTTTCCACTAAAACAACTAGTGTAGAACCACAGCAAGAGAAAATTTGGACTGAAAGGGAAATTGCAAAAATGTCTATAGCTGAATTTGACAAGCACGAAGCTGAGATAAGCCAAGCTATGCAAGAAGGCAGGATTGCAAAATAATTAACTATTAACTAAAAACTTAGGAGAATATCAACATGGCTCAATATTTTGAACCCGGAACTGATACTAATGCTAACTTTGCAAACTCTGTAAGTGGACAAACTAATAGTTTCTTTTTACCTTCGGTTTACTCTAAAAAGGTTTTAAACTTTTTTAGAAAATCGTCTGTTATCGAAGCTATTACTAACACCGACTATGCCGGTGAAATCACTGCTTATGGAGACTCTGTAAAGATTATCAAAGAACCCGTTATCTCTGTGTCAGATTACACAAGAGGTAGCGATACTACTGCCACTAAACTAACAGACCAAGAAACATCTTTGGTTGTTGACAGTGCTAAAGCTTTTAAATTCATCGTAGATGATATTGAGAGCAAAATGTCACACGTCAACTTCAAAGAAGTAGCTTCAAGCTCTGCTGCATATGCATTGAAAGATTCATATGATGCTGCTGTCTTAGCTGTTATGTTTGCTGGATTGTCTGCTTCATCACCTAACCACGTTTTAGGTTCTGACAACGCTACTGATTTAGCTGCTGGAACTTTTGACGGTACAGGTAACCTAGACATAGGTTTTGATTCTAACGAACATGACCCTCTAGACCTTATGGGTAGAATGTCAAGACTATTAGACGAACAGAACGTACCTGAAGAAGGTCGTTGGTTTGTTGCAAGTCCTGATTTCTATGAAGTTCTAGGACAATCTAGTTCTAAATTGTTGTCAGTAGACTACAATGGTGGACAAGGTTCGATTAGAAACGGACTAGTATCAAGTGGAAAACTACGTGGATTTAGTATGTATAAATCAAACAACATTGCTGCACCATCTAATGCTGCTGGTAAATGTTTGGCTGGACATATTTCATCTACAGCTACAGCTCAAGCTATCACTTCAACTGAGGTCCTTAGAGACCCTAGTTCTTTCGGTGATATCGTGAGAGGTCTTCATGTCTATGGTGCGAAAGTACTTAGAGATGAAGCAATTGTAGGTGCTTTCTACGGTATTGATTAATACCAACTTTGGGGGAGTCTTAGGACTCCTCCTCTTTTTTTAACGCATAAATTTTACAGAGGTAAATAATATGGCAATAGTAAACATAAGAGACACTGGTCGAAACTCAGCAAGAACATCTGATGTTCGTGAGTTAGCGACTAAGGTCCAAAAACCTTCAGACACTGAAGCAATTACCGCAGCAAATACCATTACCGCAGCAGAATCTGGCACACGTTACGTTTTAAATGTAGCAGCAGCTAAAATTCAAACTCTACCTACTCCAGCAGCAGGATTAGAGTACTGGTTTTACATTGGAGCAACAGAACCTACTGGTACACATACCGTAGTTACAGCATCCAGTGCTAATATCATTGTGGGTAACGTATCTTCTCCGGAAGATGCAGCAGGAAGTGTAGCAACTGTTACAGATGCAGATACAATCTCATTTGTAGCTAACAAGGCAGTACATGGCGATTTTGTTCATGTATGGTCTGATGGCACTAACTGGTATCTTGATGGACAATGTAAAGTCCAAGACGGTATAACAACAACCCAAGCAGGTTAATATACAGTTTTAAGGTATTGACGAAACAGTCTAACGGGGGAGTTTCCGGACTCCTCCACTTTTAAAGGAATAATTATGAAAATGTATGGAATGAAAAGAAAACAACGTGCTTATGGTTCTACAAAACCTGAAAGAAAACAAGCTAGTATGGGTCGCATGATGTATGGTAAAGGTGGTTATGCTAGTATTCAAGACATGGAAAAACAATGCATGACTAAAACTGATTACAACGAAAGCTTAAAAAGCAAAGATTAATTAGTATGAAAGGCGTACCTCATTACAAAAGAGATGGAACTGAATGGAAAGGCAAGACTCATAAAATGCCTAACGGAGATTTACATACTAATACAAATCATACAAAAACAAGTGTAAAACTATTTCACTTTAAAGATTTAAGTAAGAAAGCAAAACTAAAAGCTAAAGGTAAATAATGGCAACAACATATTTAGATTTAACTAACGAAGTACTAAGAGAACTCAATGAGATACCTCTTACGTCTGCAAACTTTTCAAGTGCTGTAGGACTTCAGCAGTTTACTAAGGATGCCATCAACAAGTCTATATTCGATATAGCAAATGAAGAACCACAGTTACCATTTTTTGCAGTAGGTGAAAGTGGTGGAACTGACCCATTCTATGGAAACGTGACAGTGGCTACAGTAGCTGGTACTAGATGGTACGAGTTAAAAGCTAGTAGCTCAAGCGTTCAAGACGATTACGCTTCGATAGACTGGGACGATTTTTATTTAACCACCATTAACGTGAGTGGTGAATCATCTCCTTTTGTCTCAAGAGGATTACAGTTTTTAAACTTAGCTGATTGGAAAAGATATTACAGAGACAACGAAAACATAGACGATGCAGATTCACAGGCTTATGGTGAGCCTTGCAGAGTTATTAAATCACCAGATGGCAGGAAGTTTGGCTTAAGTCCAATCCCTGATAAAGTTTACAACGTACACTTCTATGCGTTTGAAAAGCCTACAAAGCTTTCAGCTCATGGAGATACCGTTGTATTCCCAGAACAATACACGAATGTTATAACTGCTAAAACAAGATACTATGTATGGCAGTTCAAAGAATCTCCACAACAAGCAGCTTTTGCTATGGATGATTACAAGAAAGCATTGAGGAGCATGAAATCTAATTTGATTAATCCTACTCCTCGTACTATGACAGACGATAGAAAGTACTTTTAATAGGAGAAAACAATGAAAAGATTTTTAAAAGGTGTAGGTAAAGCAGCGTACAATATTAAAACAGCCCCCGTAAGGGCACAAGCAAAAGTAGTAGGAGCTGTAGCTGGAGCACTTCCGGGTAAAGCTGCAAAAGCTGTTTCTAATGCTGCAATGAAAGTTGCACAACCTTTAAACAAAGGTGGTAGAGTTGGTTTAAATAAAGGCGGACAACCATCTTACAAAAATGGCGAAATGCCAACAGCCAAACCTAATTAAAAAATAATTTATGGCAACATCACAACCTTATACAGTTGCATGTGCTGGTGGTTTAGTCAAAGCTTCTAATCAGATTGACTTACTTAAAACTCCCGGTGTAGCTACAGACCTTAGTAACTTTGAAGTTTCTATCGAAGGTGGTTATAGACGTATTAATGGTTTTAGTAGACTAGGAGCTGGTAGTGCAGCTCAAGTCAGTGGTAGTACTGATACTATTCTTGGAGTTATACCTTACGGTGATGGAGTTATAGCTTGTGCATCGACAGGGATATTCTTTAGTCAAGATGGCACAAGTTGGTTGAACGTAAGTAGAAGTTCAGTAGCTAGTAGTGGCGATAACTATACAGCCTTTACAGGTCGTAGTACACTATCAAGAACATCACAAGGACAAGTAAGTTTTGCATTGTTTGAAGGACCAACATACGATTATGGTATGTTAATGATTGCTGATGCAAATAATTTAATATATTATTTTAGAATGGAAGGTACTGGTGCTAACATTAACACTAGAACTTTTTTTTCAGGAACAATAGACCCAACACACTCATCTACTAAAAAAGCTCAACATGTAACAATACATGACAAGCGTTTAGTTGCAGCAGGTGTTGAAGATAATTTAAGTACAGTATTCTATAGTTCTTTATTAGACCCGACAAGTTTTAGTGGTAGTGGTGCAGGTTCAATAACTTTATCAGACCAAATAGTAGGTATTAGAAGTTTCCGTCAAGAACTTTTTATATTTTGTAGAAACAGTATATTCAAGCTACAAGATATAAACGGTACACCGGTGGTAGTTCCAGTGGCAAAAAACATTGGGTGTCTATCAGGTTACAGTATCCAAGAGATAGGTGGTGACCTTATTTTCTTAGCACCCGATGGATTAAGAACGGTTGCTGGTACTGCAAGGATTGGAGACGTTGAGTTAGGTACAGTTAGTAAAGCTATACAACCTATTATTACACAGTTAGCAGAAAACATTAACAAGTTTGTAATATCAAGTGTTGTTATTAGAGAAAAGTCTCAGTATAGATTATTTTACACAGATACTACAGTTATCAATGCACAACAAAAAGGAATTATAGGAACACTTAGACCAAACGGGTTTGAGTGGTCAGAAACAAAAGGAATAGAAGTAACCAGTATAGGAGCTGGATTTAATGATGATGGTGTTGAAAAATATTTTCACGGTGATACTGATGGCTATGTGCTTGTACACGATTCAGGTAACGACTTTAATGGGTCTAACATACTTGCTAGATACGCCACACCAGACTATGACTACGGAGACTTAGGAACTTTAAAAACTTTACACTATGTTAGAGTTTCTTGTTCAGCCGAAGGAGTTGTAACTCCAGCACTACAAATTAAATACGACTTTAACAGTCAAGATATTCCACAACCAACAAGTGATTTTTCTTTTGGTACAGTTAATCCACCTGCAATCTTTGGAGATGCAGTGTTTAATGCAACAGTATTTGGTGGTACTGCAGCACCGATGATAAGAATACCAGTACAAGGAAGTGGTACAAGTAATAACTTTACAGTTGTTACAGAAGATACAAAACCACCATACAAGATAAATGGTTTATATATAGATTTTATACCTTCAGGTAGGAGATAAACAAATGGCAGGGTACATAAGACAGAGTTCGTTTTCCGATGGAGACACAATAACTGCTGCACTATTCAATAACGAATACAATCAAATTTTAAATGCTTTTAGCAACACATCAGGTCACGCACATGATGGTACTGCTGCTGAAGGTCCAGTGATTGGTCTTATTGGTGATGCAGGAGAAACTGCTCCCAATAACAAAGTATTAATTGATACAACAAATAACTATATTGAGTTTTATGTACAAGTATCTAGTAGTCCTGTACAACAGTTATACATAGCCGATGGTGCTATTGTACCTGTTACAGACAGCGATATTGACTTAGGTACAACAAGTTTAAGATTTAAAGATACCTATACCGATACAATTACCACAACCGGAAACGTAAGTGTTGGTGGTAATCTTACAGTTACAGGCACAACAACTTTTAACGGTGGTACAATCACTATGGGTGATGCAGCTACTGATAACGTAGTCTTTGGTGCTGATGTTGATTCTAATATTATACCTGATGATGATGATACTTATGACTTAGGAAGTTCTTCACAACAATGGAGAAACTTGTATATTGATGGCACTGCTGAAATTGATACCCTTGCTATTAATGGTACAACAGTTACATCTACTGCAGCAGAACTAAACATATTAGACGGAGTAACATCTACTGCTGCTGAACTTAATATCCTTGATGGTGTAACAGCTAGTGCAGCCGATATAAACCTTATAGATGGCATAACTAATGGAACTGTTATAGCAAGTAAAGCTATTATTACAGACTCTAACAAAGATATTACTGGTGGACGAAACATCACAATCTCTGGAGAACTTGATGCTGCTACCCTAGATATTAGTGGTGATGCAGACATTGACGGAACTTTAGAAGCTGATGCAATTACCATAGCTGGTGTAACATTAGCAGAAACAATTAGTGATACTGTAGGAGCTATGGTTGGCTCTAACACTGAAACAGGTATATCTGTAACTTACGATGATTCAGATAATACATTAGACTTTGTAATCGGTGCTGACTCTATTGTTAGTTCAATGCTTGATACTAATATAGATATTGCAGGTACGTTAGATGTTACTGGTGTTTTAACAGCAGATACTAATGCTACGATTGCAGGAACATTAGGTATTGCTGGTGGCTCTACAAATGGAGTAGCAATATCTCAAGGTGCTATAGCAATTAAAAATGGTGGTTCTAAGTCAAGAATTGATTTATATTGTGAATCATCTAATGCTCATTATACTAGAATAGAAGCAGCAGCTCACGCAGCTTATAGTGGAAATGTTACTGTAACTTTACCTACAACAACAGGTACACTTGCATTAACTTCAAGTGACATTACAGGTACAGCAGCAGTTGCTACAGCAGTTACAGTAAGTGCTAATAACTCTACAGACGAAACAGTTTATCCGTTATTTGTAGATGGTGCTACAGGTACTCAAGGTGCAGAAACAGATACTGGATTAAGTTATAATCCTAGCTCTGGAAACTTAACTATTGGTGGTGAATTATCAGCAGCTACATTAGATATTTCAGGAAATGTAGATGTAGATGGTACACTTGAAGCTGATGCTATTACAGTTAATGGTACAACACTTGCTGAAACTATTTCAGATACTGTTGGTGCTATGGTTAGTTCAAATACAGAAACTGGAATAGAAGTAACCTATGATGATAGTGATAATACACTAGACTTTGTAATTGGTAGTGATGTTATTGTAAATTCTATGATAGCAGACGATGCTATTGATTCAGCTCAAATAGCTGACGGTAGTATTGATACAGCACATATTGCAGACGACCAAGTTACAGGTGCTAAGTTATCTAACGATGTAACCATTGCAAATGATTTAACAGTTGCAGGAAACTTAGTAGTTACTGGTAGTACAACACAAACAGGTTCAATAGTATCTAACTCTAATTTTCAATCACTAGCTAATAATAATAGTGGTAATGCTACAGACTTTGGTTTTTTTGGTAAGTATGTAGAGTCAAGTACAACTAAATATGCAGGTTTATTTTATGATGCATCTGATGACAATACATTTAGATTATTTGTAGATACACAAACAGAGCCAAGCACTACAGTAAATACAGGTGCAACAGGTTATGCAGTAGGTACACTCGTAGCAAACGTAACAGGTAATGTATCAGGAACAGCAGCTACCGTAACAGGTGCAGCTCAATCAAACATTACAAGTCTTGGTACGCTTACAACTCTTACAGTTGATAATGTTATTATTAATGGTTCTACTATTGGACACACAGGAGATACAGATTTAATAACTGTAGCTAGTGGTGTTGTTACAGTAGCAGGTGAAGTTGATGCTACAAGTTTAGATATCTCCGGAGACATAGATGTCGATGGTACTTCAAACTTAGATAACACAGACATTGATGGTACGCTTAACACTTCAGGTGTAGTAACTTGTCAAACGTCTGCAAACATTTCTCAAGTAGCACTATCTAATGCATCAAGTGTCGCATGGGATACTGCAGCAGCTGCAAATTCGTTTTTAGGATTAAATACAAACAGTTACTCAGGTAACGTAACTATGGCTGCGCCAAGTAATGCAGTAGAAGGTGCAATTATTTCTGTTGAAATAGCACAAGATGGTACTCCAAGAACAGTATCGTGGAATACAATATTCGAGTTCGCAGCTTCAACAGCACCTACTGTAACTGCTACAGCTAACAAGACTGATATCTTTAGTTTTAGATACAACGGTTCTGTCTGGCAAGAGATTGGCAGAGTACAGAACATGGCACAAACTTAATAATCTATGGAAGTATTACAACGCACAGCTAATCGTGGAAGTATATCTACTGGGTCTTATGATATTGATAACTCTGTAAAGCTACAAACATCAGGAGTCAATTCAGAATTTTTTAATTACACTATTGGAACAACAGGCAATAGAACCAAAGGCACTGTTAGTATGTGGATTAAAAGAACTTCATTTGGCACAACTCAATTTCTTTGGGAACAAGGAAACACTAACAGTGAATCAGGAAGGCTTTTTGTTAGATTTGATACAGATGATACTTTAAGAATTGCAACAGGCTCTACTGTTTTAAGAGTAACAAACAGAGTTTTTCGTGATGCTTCTGCTTGGTACAATATAGTTGTAGCCATAGATACGACAAGTGGCACAGCCGACAACAGAACAAGATTATATGTTAATGGTGTTGAAGAAACATCTTTTAGTACAAAAAACAATTTTTCTCAAAATGATACTACAGGGATGAATTTTGAAAAACAACACATTGGTCAATCTACTGTAGATGAAAGCAGTTTTGCAACTTTTAATGGCTACATGGCAGAAGTTCTTATCCAAGATGGAACTGCATCAGCACCTACAGACTTTGGTGAGTTTGATGATGATAGTGGTATTTGGAAACCTAAAGATTTAAGTGCTATATCCGTAGGAACTAATGGCACATATTTAAAATTTGAAAATGCTGCAAGCATGGGTGCAAACTCAGCAGGTAGCGGACATGGATTTTCGGTACAAAATATAAATCAAAATGACCAAGCTACGGATGTTCCAAGCAATAATTTTTGTACGCTTAATCCACTTTTTACAGGATTTAATAGCAGCGTACAATTACCTTCAAATGGTGCAACTCAATATGGATTAAGTGGGGGCAACCAAGACCTTTCATATGCAGGAACTATGGGAGTAACAAAAGGTAAATGGTACTTTGAAAATTATATTAATGAAGTAGGAGCAACATATGGTGCAAGAATTTATGTTGGTTTTCACACATTTCAACAAGACTATGATGGCGTACAAGTAGGAGCAAGCACCAATGGCGATGCTCTTGCTGTATGGCAACTGAATGATGGTAATTATGTTGCATGGAATGGTGGAAGCAGGTCAATTACCTCTGGACTAGGAACTGTTGGCTCTGGTGGGGTAGGTAAGGTTGTTGGTATTGCTCTAAATTTAGATGATAACCAAATAAGTTTTTATTATGATGGCAGTGCAGTTACCAATGGAACAAATTTATCTTTGTATAACATGGGAAGTCAGACCGATGATGGCATCTTTGCTATTCCTGTTGTTCAAACTAAAGGTAGTGTCCAAACAGCAAACTTTGGTGGCTACATTCCTTCTAACTTTATATCAAGTGCAGCAACAGATGCTAATGGCTACGGAACTTTTGAATACGCACCCCCATCAGGCTACTATGCCTTATGCACTAAAAACTTAGCGGAGTACGGATAATGGCTTATACAAATATAGACGACCCTTCAGCACATTTTCAAGCTAAGGCTTATACTGGTAATGGAGATAGTTCTGATGATACAAACGCAATTACTAATGATGGTAATAGTGATTTAAAACCTGACCTTACTTGGTTTAAAAGAAGAAATTACGATAACCAACATTTGTTATTTGATTCAACAAGAGGAGTTACTAAATACTTAACTTCTGATAGAAATGATGCAGAGGGAACTATAGCAGATAGACTAGTTTCTTTTAATACAGATGGATTTACGGTAAAAAGTAGTTCAGGAGCTGTTAATCAACACGATGAACCTTTTATTTGTTGGCAATGGAAAGCCAATGGTGGTACGACTAGTACCAATAATGATGGTAACCATAGTAGCGTAGTTCAAGCCAACCAAGACGCAGGGTTTAGTATTATAACTTATACAGGTACAGGAAATACATCTACTACTATAGGACATGGACTAGGAGTAAAGCCCGACCTTATAATTTTTAAAAGAAGAGATGCTGGAACAAATAACTGGGATGTTCAAATTAAAGGCGAAGCAAGAACTACTTTAAATACTGATGGTACAGAAGCAACTAATGTTTTGTGTACATTTACCTCAACAACAACTAATCTTGGTAGCACTGCAACAGCAGAAAAAAACGCTGCTAATGCAACATATGTTGCTTATGCATTTGCTTCTAAACAAGGTTATAGCAAAATTGGTAGGTATGTCGGTAATGGAAATGCAAATGGTCCGTTTGTCTATACAGGCTTCAAACCTGCTTTTATATTAATTAAAGGTAATTCAAATTATAAATATTGGTATATTTTTGATAACAAACTAGACCCAATAAATCAAGTAGACACAGGTATCTCACCATCAAATGTTTTTGCTGAAAATACAAACACAAACATAGGTATAGATTTTTTAAGTAATGGATTTAAATTAAGAAATAGTGCTACAACAACAAATGAAAGCGGTACTAATACACTTTACATGGCATTTGCAGAAAATCCATTCACAACATCAACAGGAATCCCAACAACAGCGAGGTAAATTATGTGGGCTTTAGTAGAATCAGATAACGTAACACAGGTCTATACAAGACCTAAAGGTTTAACCATAGGTGATGTAAATTATCCTAGTAATATCTTTATGCTTTGGACATCTTCTGAATTAGAAGCTATAGGGATTTATGAAGTTGTTATAGACAACTCAAACTTAAAAGACAAAGAGTATTACGTAAATACAAATCAGTCTTTTGCGTTTGCAGACGGTACAGTCACAGCATCTTATGGTACAGCTACAGCAAAAAATATAGCAGATACTTTATACACTGCACAAGACGAGACTGATGGTTTAGGAACTGAAGGTGAAGTTAAACAACCGGGCATCCGTCAAGGTCATATAGACAGGATAAACGCACAAGCTGCTGGTATATTACAACCTACAGACTGGATGGTTGTTAGAGCTGCAGAAGGTGGTACAGCAGTTCCTAGTTCTATTACAACTAAAAGAGCTGCAGTAAGAACCAAAGCTAACGCTATGTGTACACAGATAACAAACGCTGCAAACGTTGATGCTTTAGCAGCTTTATACGTTTACAACGATGCAACACCACCAGTAAGACCTCTTGGCGAACTACCACAGGTAGACTAACATGGAAATGGTATCACCTTACATTGTTTGGAATGTTCTCATAACTTTGATACTTGCTCCAATCTGGTTTCAGATTAGAGTAAACTCTTCAGAGCTTAAAAGACAAGACATACTCATTAATAAAACACGTGAAGAGATTGCAAAAGAGTATGTCACAAAACTAGAACTAAAAGATGATTTTAATCTATTAATGGAAAGAATGGAAAAGTTACATGAAAAGGTTGACAAACTCTTTGAAGTTAAGTAAAATAGGTATATAGGAAATAAGAATGTCAAAAAGAAAAGATAGAAAAAGAAGTTCAGTAGAAAGACAAGACTATCGTCAAGGTGGTAGAGTACAAGCTCAAGAAGGTGGTCGTTTTGAATACGATCAAATTCGTGGTTTACAAAATCAACAAGCTTATGACCCTGTTGCAATAGCACAAGCTCAACAAGATGCTGCAGAAGCTGCTGCTAAAAAAGCAGAAGAAGAAGCTGCTGCAAAAGCTGCAGAAGAAGCTGCAAAGGCTGCAGAAGAAGCAAAGAAAGTTGAACTAAGACAATCTATTGATGATGCTGCTGCTGGTAAAGTTCCAACACAGGCTGTAGTACCAGATGCTATTCCAGTTCCAGATACTGCTCCTCAACAAGTTACAACAATGGCTGCACCTACCACAGTTCAAACAAGAACTGCACCGGGTGTTGGACAAGAACAAGTAACTACAGTAGATCAAACTGCACAAGCTCAAACACCAGAACAAATACAAGCTGCACAGATGGCAGCAACTACAGTTGATACAGATGCACAAGTAGAAGCTGCAACTGGAGAAGTTTCTGATGAATCTATTGCTCAAGCTGCAGGTGTTGAACGTGTACCAACAATTCAAGCTGCAGATGTAGAAATACCAGAAGGTGCTTTAACTGAAAGAGTTATTGGTACATTAAGTCCTGAAGCTCAATCAACTGCTGTAATGAACGTTGGTAGTTCTCTAGCAAGAGTTACAAGGGCTAAGAAACAATTAGCAAATGCTGGACTAAGTGATGCAGATATTACAGAGCTTGGTAACGACCCAGAAGCTTTAGAAGATAGACTAGCAGACTTTAGTGAAGCTGAAAGAGGTATTATAGCTGGATTACCAGAAGAAGCTTTAGTATCTAATCAGATAGACACATTATTAAAAGGTATTGAAGAAGGTGAGATTCCTACATGGGCTAGACCTGCTGTAGCAGCAGTAGAGTCTGTATTAGCTCAACGTGGTATGTCCGCATCCACAGTCGGAAGAGATGCCTTGCTCAATGCTATTATACAATCAGCAATGCCTATTGCTCAGTCTAATGCACAAGCAATACAAGCTAGTGTTGGACAACAAAGAACAATAGAAGCACAAGAAGCTGAAGCTAACGCAGTTAGAGGACAACAGACAGCATTAACAAATGCAAGTAATGTCTTCCAGCTTAACATGGCTCAGTTTAGTGCTGACCAACAAACCGCATTATCTAATAGTAAGTTCTTACAAACTGTAGGATTAACAGATGCTAGTATGGACCAACAAGGGATTATGCAAGATGCTGTAATGATGTCTCAAGCTAATCTAGCTGAAGCAGACTTTAATCAGCGTACTCAAATACAAAATGCTCAAGCTTTTTTACAAATGGATTTAACAAACCTAAGTAATCAGCAACAAGCAAACGTATTAAGGTCTCAACAAACTCAGCAACGTTTGTTAAGTAATCAAGCTGCTCAAAATGCTGCAGCTCAGTTTAATGCTACAAGTGAGAATCAAACTAATCAGTATATGGCTAGTTTAAATGCTCAGATTAATCAGTTTAACGCAGCTCAACAAAATGCTACAGAACAGTTTAATGCTACACAGTCTAACGCTGCTGCAGCTAGAGATACACAAAGACAAGCTGATTTAAATAAGTTTAACACACAGTTAGCAACACAAGTAGATCAGTTTAATGCTAATCAAGACTTCGCAAGGAATCAATGGAACGCACAAAACGTTGCTGCTGTTGAAGCTTCTAACGTACAGTGGAGAAGACAAACAAACGTAGCTAACACTGCTGCTCAGAATGCAGTTAATATGCAGAATGCCCAGAATGCTTTTGCAATGTCACAAACTGCACAATCTTTCTTATGGCAAGAACTAAGAGATCAAGCTGATTATGATTTTAGAAACTCTGAAAATGAGAAGAACAGAATTGCACAACTTGTAAACACTGCACTAGCTTCAGACCCTTCTAAATATAATTCAAGTTTAGGAAACTTAAACAGTCTGATAGGACTAATAGCCGGAGACGTAACAGGAACATAGTATGGGATTATTCAAATCAATTAAAAAAGCTTTTAAAAAAGTAACACGTGGAATTAAAAAAGTAGTCAAGGGTGTTGTTAAAGGAGTTAAAAAAGTAGTTAAAAAGATTAGCTCTAGTAAAATACTTAAAGCGTTAGCCATTGCTGCTGCAGTCGTAGTGACGGGAGGTGCTGCTATTGGGGCATTTGGAGGAACAGCAGCTTCGTCTACTTTTGGAAGTTGGATGGTTGGAGCTAGTAATGCTATTACTGGATTTACAGTAGCAGGTATTCCTGTTGGAGCTGTTATGAAACCGTTTCAATATGTTGGAGCTGCTATTGGTTCAACTGCTGGTAAGCTTACAGACTTAACAGGTATAACTACTGAAGCAGGAAGAACTGGTATTACAGTTACAGCCCCTGCAGCTCCGGGTGCAGTTCCTACAGTAAGTAACACAACTGTCACTGCTCAAGCAGCTCCGGGTGCAGTGCCGGGAGTAACTGAAACAGTTGTAACTCCGGGAACAGCAGGAACAGGAGCAAGAACAGTGGGCACTCAACTAAATGCTAGTAATACAATTACCGCAAAGGGTACAGCAGCAACTACTCCTTATGTAAGCACACCATTATCAGACCCTATTGTTGCTACAGCTACTAAAGCACCGGGAAGTATAGCTCCTATAACAAATACAGTTGTAACTCCTACAGAAGCAGCATCAACTTTTGCAACTAGAAATCCAAAGACTGCAGCTTTTTTAAAGGGAGCAGGAACGGTAGCAACTCAAGTTGGTACAAGTGTAGCTGCTGGATATGCCATGCATCAGCTAACCGCACCAGATGAAACAGGTTCAATGGGTGGTTTAAGAACTGAAGGGGCTTCAAGCTTTGACCCACTTAGAGTTTATGCTGCTGAAAGAGGTATTGCAGATTCAGACATATCTAAATACTTTACATTTGGCAACACTGCAGAAGCAGGTAACATGCCACTGTTTCAACAACAAACTATAGGAGTAGCATAATGGCACAACCTACCAGAGGTCCAAGACCAATTGTTTCAGACAGTATATCTGATGTAGCTGCACAATCCGTACTAGATGGTTTAGATGCCGGGTTTACTATTGATGAAATAGCCCCAGATAACGGTCCTAAGATACGAGGAGAAGCTAAATTTAATCAAGAAGGCTTAGATGAGGTGGTAGCTTTATCATCACAAGGCAGACCTATACCGGGTCAAAGTCTAGTCAATGACCCATCACAACCCTACATGTGGGAACAACCACCAGAGTTTGCTAATCCAAGAGATGCATTAGACTATATGACTGGTCTTATTATGCAGCCAGATGCAATGAAAGAAATTGTAGGAGCTTTAGCAAATGGTGCAGCAGTTGCAGACATTGCAATGGTTATGCTATATACAAAGTTTACAGAGGGTAAATTTAATCCTGATGTTTTACTTTTATTAGCAGAGCCGGTTATGTATGTAATTATGGCAATTGGTGAAGAAGCTAACATCAAATATAACATTGAAGATAGTAACGATTTAGATGAGTTTGATGAAGACGATAACGAAGAAGAGATTGAAGGTAAGCTTAATGAGTTTAGAAATGTCTTTGAAGATATCAAAAACGGTACAACTAAAAAAGGCATAGAGCCTAGCAAAATTAAAAGTGGTGTAGTACCACAAAACATTCTAGACAAGGTTAAAGAACAAGGTCCAGAAATTAGAAGTTTATTAAGTCAAGGAGAAGAATAATGGCACAAGAAGATTATCTATCAGGTTCACAGTTTGGACAAGTTGCTGGTTCTTTATTAGCAGGTAAACGTAAAAGAGATAAGAAAGACTTTAGAAGGGCTTTATTAGCTTCAGCAATTTTTGAAGGTTTTGGAGCTTTACAAAGAAATATGAAACAAAAAATTGTTGATGGAGTTAATGATGTTAAAGATAAGTATACAGATATTTTTCAAAACAATCAGGTGTTATATGAATTACAAGATAAAAACAGAGGAAAATATCAGTCTTATCTAGAAGATAAAGATGCTTACTTACAAAAAGAAGCTATTAGATTATTTAATGAGCATCCTAATTCACAGGCTGAAGGTATTCAGTACAGTGATATCAGAGGGTTAAATCCTGAAAGTAAAAAACATGCAATGGCTGAATACAACAGACTAAGAACAGAAGCTGAACAAAAAATTATGGCTCTTGGTAAAAATCCAGCAGTTTCTATAGCAACTCCAACTCAATACAACGCAGCAGCAAAGGCTGAATATAAAGCAGCATTAGCTCAAGTAGAAGACGACCCATACAAACAAGGACTTATTAAATCTGCTTTTGCTAAGATATTTGGAACCGGTGCAAAGACACAAGCTGACTTAGCTGATGAATTAGACAAAGCTCAAAGATTAAGAATTGCTAGAGAAGAGTTGTCTTCACCAAGTGAAAGCATTGAAGTACAAGACGATGAGGAAATTAAAGATATTATTAATGCTAACAACAAAGCAGCTACAGATATAAAAGATGGTAATCCAGATTTCTTTGACTATATAAGTACAGAAGAAGACCTTAAATTAAAACGTACTGCTTTTTCAAATAAGATTAATCAGTCTGGTTATGCATACACTTTAGATGATTTAAATATGGCAGGAGAGTTAGGTATAGATTTACCCGGACTACCCGGCTTTAATAAAGTTATGACTGAACAACGTGAAGCTCTTGTTGGTGCATCGAAAAAAGCTAGAGAAGCTTATCAAAAAGGTATACATCCTTTTGAGGTATTAGAAGGTGAAGAAGCTGTGGTTTATGGTTTAGCAATTGGTACAAGTTTAGACACGTACAAAGGAAATAAAATTACAAGACAGCTTAATGAATTAAGATTAAATAAAATTTTAAATCCAGACGTTGAGCAGTTAGACCTTGCTGAAGTCAATGGATTAATTAATAATAAAAATAATATTGCTTTAGCAGAAAGTCAAATTTTAAGTATTGCAAGAGAAAAAGATTTAAATTTATTTAATGATGTTTCAAGAAAATTACCAGATGCAGAATTTAGTGCTATGAAAAGTAGAGTTATTATTACTGCAGAAATGCTTTTAAGAGAAAAAAGTTCGCAATATACAGGAACTGAAGCATTTAATAATGCGATAAAAGATGCTGTAGAAATTCAACTTATGGGAGTTTATACAGCACAAAATTTAATGTTTGACCCGTTCAAAAATAGAAATAATTTAAAACATGAAATGGTAGACATTAATGATTTTAGGTTATTACAAGAAGACATAGAAACAAATGACCAAGCTCAACGACTTGTTAATCGTTTAAATAAAAAACAATATATGCAAAATCAAATAATTATGGAAGACGATAAAGAAATGACATTGGTTCCTGATGAACTAGGTAAATTTTTTACAGAAGAAAATTATCGTTTTTCTGTAATTCAAGTAGATGAAAACGACCCAACATCTTTAAGATGGTCTTGGGAAAGTATTAGTAATTAAAAGGCTCTTATGGCATTAAAAGATAAGTTGGTTAATTCTGGCATACCAACTGTACAACCCCTTACAACTCCGAAACCTAGTTATACGCTAACTGATCTTCGTAACGATGATGAGTTTACTATGCGTAGTGAAAGGTATTTGAAGTCTTTAGGTGAGGGAGATAATGTTGATGAAATGTTCCAATACTTTCGTGGTTCAGATTTAAATTTATATGATACTCACAAAGTGTATAGACAAAGTAAAAAGTTTACAGATGAGCAGAAAGACGATTATTTATATTTAAAAAATAAATTTGATAATGCTAGAGTAGGTGGTATTAAAGAAAAATATCAGTTAGGTGTAGATGCAGCTCAAGAAATTGTATCCGACCCTACAATTTTAGCAAGTGCGTTTTTTGTTCCATTTACAGGTGGTGCTTCTGCAGCCGGAAGACTTGCAATGGGTGCTGCAGCTAAAACAGGATTAAAATCTATGGTAGCAAGTAATATTGCTAAAGGACAAGCACTTGGTATTCCTAAAGGTGTATTAACTGCTGGTCAAGTTTTATCTAAACCTCTTAGTAATAAAGCTACCTATGGTGTGTTAGCAGCAGAAGGAGCCTTATATGCTGGTACTTTTGATTATGTTGCTCAAGATAGACAACTTGAACTAGGCTTAATAGATAAGAAAAACCTTGTGCAAACAGGTATATCAGCTACAGTAGGGGCTATTGCAGGTCCTGCATTACTGGGTGCTGGTAGAGGACTAGCAAAAATACCTTCCAAAGTTAAACAAATTGAAGAGGTTAGAGTTTCTAACATCGACAACAATGAAAATTATAAACCTACATTTATTGAACGTGGTAATCAAAAATTACTAGCAGGTACTTATGGTGTGTTAGGTTTAATACCTTTAAAACCTACAACAATTTTATTAAAGAAAGCAGAGAAATCTCCATACTTGTTAAGCCTTTTAAAGTTATTTAGGTACGATGCTGCACAAGGCTTTGTAGCTCCTAAGATAGGTAGTCAAGAAACACTTGCTCCTAGTTATGATGAAGTCTTTAGAGATTTAGTAGGCTCATCACAACAAAAGGTTAATGCTATTTTACGTAGTTATAAATCTTTATGGACTTACGATAAGGCTAATGTTGCATTACCTTTTAGTGCTGGTCACTTTTTAAACCCCTTGAGAAGTAAAACTACTAGAACAAGAAAAAGTTTAAAATTTAAACAGGCTTTAACACAGGAAGCTAACGATGATCTTGCATACTATTTAAGATCAGGTAATATTTCTAGGGTGGTAGAAGTTGCACCTAATAAATTTAAACAAGTTAAATTGTCTGATGATATTGTTAGTGCTGGAAAACAAATTAGAAAAGAACTAGACAATACTTTAAAAAGAGCAGAAAATGCTGGTATTAAAATTGGTTCAGTTAAGGGGTTCTTTCCTAGATTTTGGAGAACAGACGTTATTAAAAATAACAAAGATGAGTTTATTGAATTAATTAAAAGAGGAGAAGGTTTAAACGATGCTCAAGCTACAAAGCTCTGGGAAGAGTTGGCAACAGAAGGATCAGAAGTTGGTAGTAGTGCTGTTAATTTAAATGCACGTATTAAACAAAGCAGAAGACTAACAAAAATAAATGATGCTAGATTTGGTAAGTTTTTAGATAACGATGTGCGTAATGTTTTAGATGATTATTTTGCAGAAGCTTCTAAACTTATTATTAGAACTGAAATGTTTGGAGAAACAGAAGGTAAGTTTACGCAAAAATGGATAAACAAAATTCAAAGACAACTAGGTAAAAACAGATTAACAAATACAGAGCTAGAGTATTTAAAAGATTTATACAATTATACAACTGGGATTAAAGGAAAGATAGATACTTCTACTCCTCTTGGTAAACTTGGACAAGGTTTTTCAGATTTCTTAACCATAACAATGCAAACTTCTATGTTAGCATTTTCTACCGTTACAAGTTTACCTGAAGTAGGAGTTAATTTATTAAGGGGAGCACCTGTTAGACCCGGTGTAAATGCAATGGTTAAGGGTATAGCAGACGGTACTTCTGAATGGTGGAAATCTCAAAAAGTTAATTATGGTCCTTACTTAAATGTAATAGGAAAAGAATTTAAACAAGAAGCAAACTTAGATGTAAGAAGTCAAAATAGACAAGACTTAAATGAGTTTTATATCTCTACAGATTCGTTAAAAGAAGACAGGCTTATGTCTATTTATGGTCAAGCAGTGGGTAAAACAGCTACAAAAGTACAAAATGCTTTTTTTAAAACAGTTTTACTACATCAGTGGACAAGGTATGTACAGCTTGTTGGTTATGATATGGGTAAGTCTATTATATATAGAAACTTAAAACAAATTGATGATTACAATAAAGGCATAATTAAAAATACAAAAGCACAAGAAGTTAATATGCTTCGATTAAAAGATGAATTGGCTGAGTTAGATATAGATATGGTTGGAGGGCTTGAGTGGATTAACAGGGGAGCCAAACACACTGATGATTTTTTTAATAATGTTAAGGCTGGTGCTGCAAGATATACAAATGAAGTAGTAATGAATCCAACTGCAGCTTCAGCACAGAAACCACTGATGCATTCTAGACCTATTGGTAGAGTCATTTATGGATTAATGGGTTTTCCAACTGCATTTTCTAATACAGTTTTACGAAATGCTATGAGAAACTTAACCAGAGACGGTAAAACTTTATCTGCTGGAGGTACTAAAGTTTCTGCTGTTCATGCACTAACTGCTGCTATGTTTATGACACAAGTCGGTATGCTAAACCACACACTTAGAACAGGTGGTAGAAACTTAGAGCAATATGAAAACGGTGAATTATCTGGTCTAGACTTGGTTCTGAAAGGAGCTTCTTACTCTGGACTAATGGGTCCAATGGAAATGTACTATCGTTATGGAAAATCAAAACGATACGAAAGTAATATTACTGCTGCAATCGGGTCTGCTATTGGACCAAATGTTCCAGACATTATTGATTATTTATATATGATTCAGTCTAGAGGTTCATTAACAGAAGTTGCTTTAAGACGAGCACCCTTTTCTATGGCACTTAAAAGTTATCATCCAGATAAATATGAAGAAGTTTTAAAGAAAGCCAGAGAAATAGATAAACAATTGTTTGCACCTGATAGAGAAAAAGAAATAGAACAAGTTCCTTTTGCAAAAGGCGGTATAGTTGAGGGAGAAGATAATGTTCCTTACACTAAAGAAGACCCAGCAGATAGAATTAATCCTTATACAGGACAACCTTACAAACGTGAACAGCGTAACATAGGTGGAAGAATTATATCGAAAGAGATTTTAAAACTTATAGGAGACGAGCCAATTAAAAAAGTTAAAAGTGTTGGTTCACCAACTTTAGTAAAACCTGTTGATGAGGGTAAACATGCGTATGATGTTTTGGGTATTGACGATGAGTTTTTAAAAAATTGGAAAGTTGAAAATTCAAAAGTCGTAAAGCAAAGACAAGAAGAGTTTGGGATAGATGATAAACTAAAAAGAAATAAAACAGTTTTAAAAGCTTTAGAAGAACTAAGTGAAAATGAAATACCTTATGGTCAATACAAAAAAATTGTAGAACGAGAAAACCCTGCTAAACTTTTTGAAGATGTACCAGAACCACCATCTTATACTGACATCACCGCATCTTTACAAAGTAATAAAATTAAAAAGGGTATTGTTTATTTAAATAGAAACATACCAGACGGTACTATAGTAGGTGGAAGATTAGACATACCTGCTTATAAAGACCACGATGTGTGGGTGGTAAGTCTTCATTTACCAAAAGGACAAGGAACTGTTTATGGTAAAACAGGATACTTTAAAGATGTAACTTTTGGTGATGCAAAGTTATCGCAAAAAAGTTTTGACATTGCTGCCGGTAAAGCCAAAAGTCCAATTGCTCAAATGATTGGTAAATGGCAAAACCACACACCCGGTGAGTTATTTGCAAAAGCAAAAACATTATTAAATGACCCAGAATGGACACAGGTTGGATACAACCCGTTTAGGTTTGGATTTTTTTATGACAGAAAAACAATGAATCCGGTTATAGCTGCTGACGAAGCTATTCAAATTGGTCCGTTTGTTATTGCTAAGAACGTAACAACAGCGTTACCAACTGACAAACGTTTTGAGGTTAAGTTAGACGATAAAAGATTTAACTTCGAAAAGGGTGGCACGGTTTCTACCAACGAACAAATGGATAGGTTAGGGTTTGATAAAGGTGGAGAAAATATTTTTTCTAAATTAATTGATAGTATAAAAGAAAAAGTTCCTGCACCTGCACGATTATATTATGATAAAGTTATAAGACAAGATAAAAATCCTATAACAGAAAAAGATTTCACTGAAAAAGAATATCAAAATATTAAAAATTATTTTAAACAAACTTTAATAAATGATATTAAAAGTGGAAAAATTAAATTTGATAATCAAGGTAATGCCCAATATATAAGACAAGATGAAAAAGGTAGAACTTTTACTAAACCTGTTATAAGTGGATATAGAAGTGTTGAAAAAAATTTTGAACCTTCAAGTACAACAGTATCTCAAAAAAACAAAGAAGCTCTATCTGATTTGGGTCTATTAGACTTACAAGAAAAAATGAACAATTCTTCTGATGGTAATGTAAAAGATTTTACAAATGTGTTTGGTGAAGCATCTTATAGTTTTAAAAAAGATGGTTATGAAAACTCTACAGCAAGTATTGATGATGTGTATGATTTTAATTTTACCTATGCTGGAGGATATAATCCAGAAAAAGAAAAAGCTGGTATTTTAAACACAGCAAACAGGAGAAAATATTTAGCTCTATTAAATCAAGAAACTTTAAGAGGTTCAAAAAATCAAAACATAATACAAAGATCACGACCTTTACTTGAACGTTATGCAGCGTTTAGACTTCCAGATAAAAAAACTGCAGAAATGTTAGAACAAGATTATCAACCAGTTAATGTAAAGGTTAATATACCAATACAAGATATTTTTACACAGGATGAGTGGTCAAATTTATTTGGTTCAGAACAAACAAGACAAGGATTACAAGAAGGTGGTCCAGTACTACCTGTTTTAACTTTTGCTGATGGAAATAGCAGAAAACTTACTCCAAAAGAATTTGATAACATGGTAGCTATAAATGAATATTTAAAAGGTAAAGGCTATAGAAAAGAAGCTAGGGCTGGAATTTTAGGTAATATACATATAGAAACTGGAGGAAGCTTTAGTCCTACTCAGATAGAAAAAGCACAAAATAAAAAATTAGGTTATGGAATTTTTCAATTAA